TCCGCCGAACGGCTGGAGCGTGCTCGACGACACGGGCAGCGTGTACGAGTGGGCGGAGTGGGCGGACGAGAATGGGCGCCCCGAGGAGGTGTTCGACGAGACAGGGTGGACTGTGGCGTTCGTTAGCGAGGCGCTCGAGAGCGCGATCTTCGACTCGGCTACAATCCCCACACCGCTCGAGACGTTCACCGGCTGGAGCACCACTGGCTTGCTATTCGCGTTCGCGGCGGAGTCCGCATCGTTCGGCACGAGCAACGAAGCCTTCGAGAACTTCGAGCGCGAGTGGGGTCTGCCTACCTACTTCGCGTTCACGCCGATCAACCTACTGTTCGGCATCGCACCCGAGGACTTCGAGACCGGCTGGGGGCAGGTGCCTTCGCCATCGTTCTCGGCAGACACCACCTTCGCGAACGGCACCAAGAACGCGGAGGACTTCGAGAACGTGCTAACGACTACTCACGTCGTGCAGATCATCACCGCTGCGCAAGGCGAGTGGCGCGTGAACCTCGACAACGAGGTGTACGTGTACGAGGCGCTCGTCACAGACAACATCTCGATCATCGCAGCGAACCTCGCTGCAGCGGTCACGGGCTCAACGCGGTTCAACGCGACCGCCTTCGGCAGCATCATCTCCATCTTCCCGACGGACCCCGCTGACACGCAGTTCAACGTGACTGCTGGGCGTCCGGCATTCGGCACCTTCGCCGTGTTCAACGCTGTCGATTTCCCGCTCTTCGCCGAGGAGTGGATCGGCACCGACATCAACCCCGACTTCTGAGAGGTGCATCATGGCATCGACCGACTGGGCCGTTCTCCCTAACAGCATCGACAACACCTCGCTCCGCAGCGGCGTCACCTCTGGTGTCACGCCGCCGAACGGCGGAGGCAGTTTCGTGTACGCCTTCAACTCGCGCACGACTGGCTTCAGCGGCGCGCGTGCGCTCAAGTACACCGGCGCGGTGAACTTCGACCCGTTCCCTGGTAACACTGGCGGGCGCATCACCGGCGCGATCAAGCGGCTGCCCTCGGGCGGCAACACTGGCTTCGCCCCGTTCTTGTACCTGCTCGAGCAAGCCAACGACGCGGCGGGTCAGGCGTACATGATCGGACTGCAGGACGACGACCCGTCCTTCATCGTCACGCGCAAGGGCTCGCTCGCTGAGGGGCTGCCCGCTGGCCTCGCTGGCGAGAATGGCATCCTGCGCAAGAGCTCGGCCTCGGTGAGCGCCGACACGTGGGTGCACTTGCGCATGGACGTGATCGTGCAGGGCACCGGCGACGTGCTCGTGCAGGTGTTCCAGAACGACCTCACCGCGAACCCTGTGACCGCGCCAGTGTGGCAGGCGATTCAGGGCATGGCGAACTTCACGGACGACACTCTCGGCATCGCGACGGGCACGCTGCCCTTCACCGGCGGGCGCGCGGGCTTCGGCATGTTCGCGAGCGACGTGAGCCGCCGCGCCGCCTTCGACGAGATCACCATCGCACGCCAGCTGCCGTGATGCCGCCTGACCACGTCCTTCGCTCGCCCGCTGCCGTGCTCGTGTACGTCAGCGCGGCGCTCGTCGCCCTCCACGCTCTCGCCTCGCAGTTCCTATGACCTTCGGCGCCTTCCAAGCGAGCAAGTCGTACCGTCAGCTCTGGCGGCGATCGGCTACGCGCACACCGCCACTCGGCCGCGGTGCTGCGTCGCTCATCCTTGGATCAGACGCGCGCGATGAAGTCGCCGAGCTCGAGGTCGGTGATCGCATCGAGGTCGGCACGACCGGCCTCGTGAACGATGCCAAGCGCATCGAGCTTCGCGGTGCGATCCGCTTCAACGAGCCGGTGCCCGCTGGCTACGGGTGGTCCGTCACGATCACGGTCGGTGCGTTCACGCAGACGCTGAGCTTCCCCGCGACGGTTTACGGGCAGCTCAACACGCCCTTCGAGATCACGCTCGACGACTTCGCGCTGAACGTGACCGGCCTCGCTGGCGTCGTGCCGATCACGTTCGCGCTCGAGTTCATCGCTGACGTGTTCTCTCCCGGCCCGTCGGGCGTGCCTGTGCCCGTGGTGCTCCCGTCGGTGTACTTCGACCAGCTGCTCGCACCTGAGACGCTGGCGAGCGAGCTGTACGTCGCCGACCGCGTGCCCGCACCCGGTCAGCGCAACGTGCCGAACGCGCTGACACCGATCTTCTTTCGGCTCGCCGACACGAACGGTGCGGGCGTTGACCTCGCGAACACGACCATACTTGTCGATGGCGTCGCGGTGTACGGCGCAGGTGCGTTCATCGCTCCGTGGGCAGGCAGCGTGTTCACGGGCACCGGCCCGACGAGCAGCGACGTGACCGTGTTCCTCACGCCGCCCGCTGGATTCTTCCCACTCGGCAGCGAGCAGGAGGTCACGCTGCGTGTCGTGTCGGAGTTGAACGGCGCGCTTTCGCCGATCGACACGTCGTGGAGCTTCACCGCTGCGGACACGATCGCACCCGCGGTGCAGTCGGCAGTGATGATCGACAAGCGCACGGTGCGTGTGCGCTTCACCGATGACGTGCTGCTCGACGCATCGCCGGGCGGCGCACTGAACCCAGCCAACTACGCCATCACTCGCGTGAGCGTTCCCGCCGTGCGGCTCGCCGTCGTGAACGTGCTGCCCGTGTTCGCGAGTACGCGCGCCGTGGACGTGGTGCTCGACATCGAGGCATCGCAGGGTGCGCAGTACACCCTGATCGCGAAGGACGTGGTGGACGATGGCGGCAACGCGCTCGAGGCGATCGGGCGCGAAGCGCAGTTCCTCGGCTTCGTTCCTGCGAAGCCGCTTGGTCGCCGCTTCGAGCTGCTCGACTTTATGCCGCAGTTCAACGTCGCCGAGGACCGCACGGCCGACGAGGGCGGGTGCGAAACGGCACCGGGCAGTGGCGACCTTCGCCGCTTGCTGTCCGTGCTGCAGGACGTGGTGGACCTGCTGCTGTGCTCGGTGGACGAGTGGACGAACATCATCGACATCGACCTCGCGCCCGAGGCGTTCGTTGACGCGATTCTGCAGGATCTCGGCAACCCCTTCGCCGACTGCATCGCCGACCTGAGCCTGATCGACAAGCGCCGCCTCGCGAACATCCTGATCAGCATCTACAAGCAGAAGGGCACCGCGATCGGCATCATCAACGCGGTGCGATTCTTCACTGGCGTTGAGGTGACGCTCGACGTGATCAACTTCCGCCAGTTCTGGGAGCTCGACGTGTCGCTGCTGGGCATCGACACGATCCTTGCGCCGCCTGTGGGATCGCCGCTGTGGTACTCGTTCTGGGTCGTGTCGCCGATCGTACTGACTGACGAGCAGCGGTCGCGTATCCTGTGCATCGCGACCTACATGAAGGCCGCGCACGAGCACGTGCTCGGCATCCTCGAGCCCGGCGTGCCGCCGGACCCGCGGCAATACTGGATTCTGAACGTGTCGCTGCTCGGCGCCGCGTCCCCACCGACCACCCTTCTCTCGTAGGAACCGCCCGTGAACCGCCAGGACTTCTACTTCGAGCAGCTCGTCACGCAGGCCGATCTCGACACCGCCTTCGACTTCGCCGAGCAGGCCGATCAGCGTGCGCTCACGGACAACGGCTACGTGGGTGTCGTCGGTGGGCTCGAGGTGGTCGAGGCATCACCGACACCGAACATCACCGTGACGGTGAACTCGGGCGTGGCGTACGACCAGCTCGGACAGCGGTGCTTCGTGCCCGTGCCGACCACGCTCAACCTCGCGGTGGACAGCAACGCGGTGAGCACCGCGGTCGCGAACCCCGGCAACGAGAAGTGGCTCTCGGTGTTCATCGAGTTCGACCGCGCGCTCAGCGATCCGCGTGTCGATGGCAACGGTGTGCCGCTGCTGTACCTGCGCGCCGAGTCGTTCCAGTTCGTTGTGGACCAGGGCGCGGAGAACGCTGCGGGCACGCCCGCCACGTACACCTCGACCACCACGGAGCCCTTCGCGCTCACGAACGGCTCCACGCTCGACGTGTCGATCGACGGCGCCGCCCCGATCACCGTCACGTTCCTCACCGGCGACTTCGCGAGCATCGGTGCTGCGACCGCTGCTGAGGTCGCGGCCGTCATCACCGCGCAGCTCGGCGGTGCGGCCACCGCCGCCGACGTGGCGGGCGCGGTCGCGATCACGTCCTCGAGCACTGGCCCCGGCGCATCGCTGCTCGTGACGGGCGGCTCAGCGTCGGTCGTGTTCGCGTTCCCCACGATCCCCGCCACGGGCTCGGGCGGTCCTACGCGCCCCGGCCTGCGCCCCGACGCCATCCTCCTCGCCGACGTGCTGCTGCGCTTCGGCACGACCGCGATCGTGGACAAGCCCGATCCCGGCGGTGCCGCTGGCGTCATTGACCAGACCACGCGGCGGCAGTCCGTGTTCCGCTTCGGCGGCACGTTCAACATCACTGCGGGCACGATCACCGACTTCGCTGATGCGCTCGCGGACATCCTGAACAGCCACATCGGCAACACTGGCAACGCGCACCCGGCAAGCGCGATCACCTACACGCCGTCGGGCAACCTGATCGCGCTCGACGTGCAGGCGGCGCTCGACGAGCTCGAGGCCGAGAAGGCTGGGCTCGCTGTCGCCAACACGTTCACTGGCGTCACTAACGACTTCAACGGGCGCACCGACCTAAACGGCGGTGCCGTCGTCGGTGGCTTCCTGAACGTGCTCAACGCACCGCTCAACCTGTTCCCCACGACCTACGACAGCACCGCCGCGTGGACGTTCACCGCCGATCTCGGCGCGGTCAGCCCGAGCACCACCTACGGCGTGTGCCAGCAGTACACGCTCACCGGTGCGATCTCGTCGTCGCTGACGGTGCTCTATGACGGCGGCACAACGCCACTGCTCACTCGCGTCGGGCAGATCCGCGGGCGGCTGCTCGTGTGGGACGACAATACGAATCCCGTCGGCGCAGGTCAGGTGGACTTCACGATCCTGTTCTCGCACTCCGCAGGCGTTAGCACCACGGTCGTGTTCGACGAAGACCTCACCGCGCGTGCGATCAACGGTGGCGTCACTGACCAGCTCGCTGTCGTGGTCGTGGACGCGCCCGCAGGCACGGGCACAGTCGGCATCGCGTTCAGCTGGGACGCGAACCTCGGCGCGGTGAAGAACATCGCTGCGGTGTGGACGATCGAAGAATTCGGCACGAACCAGTGACGCCATGCCGCTCGACGACGACATGCTCCGCACCCTCACGGGTGCGTTCAACAAGGAGCTTGCGCAGCTGAAGGAGCTTGAGGCTCAGCGTGAGCGTGATCGCAAAGCGAAGGCCGACAACACCGAGCAGCTGCTGCGCACGATACTCGAGATGCAGGCGACCGCGGAGAAGCGCGCGGATGAGCGCCGCAAGTTCCTGATCCGCTTCATCCTCGGGCCGTCGGGGCTGATCGCTGCGATCTCTGGTGCAGTGCTCGGCTACACGCAGGCGACGCGAACGGACGAAGACCCGCCAGGTCTCGAAGACACCAAGCGCGTGCGCGCCACGACCACCAAAGTCGAGCAGCGCGTGAACCAACTCGACACGCGACTGAAGATCAACGACCTCAAAGTCGAGCGTGTCGTGGACGTTCTGCTCGATCAGCAAGTGCAGCTGTCCGACTCGATCGACCATGTGATCGAGAAGATCGAACGCGCACACCCGCAGACCCGTTCTATTCAAGAGCCTCCGTCGCTGACGGAGGGCCGCGAGAAGGCGCGCGCGATCAAAGTGAAGCAAGCGCCCGAGTACGACCCCGCCGACCCGCTTGGCGATCTCGACTGAGGACACACCATGGAAGCCACCGAGACCTCGACCGCCACGCACGCCCGCCGTGTCACCTCCACGAACACCGAGCTCGCTCGAAGCCTGCGCGAGCTTGCTGCGCTCGAGCTCGCCCACTCCGACCGGCTGGTGCAGCACTACGGGCAGCGAGCGTACGATGTTGTGCGCGAGTGCAGGAGCACCGCCGCGCTGGCGTCGTCCACCTCTTCCAAGTTGAGCAACGGCGATGGAGAACGAAGGACTCGATGACCGCATCCTCGACCACCTCCGCACCATCGCGCACACCAAGCGTGCGCTGCTGCAGATCGCAGTGGACGTGGCCGACGACTACCCCACACAGGCGAACACGTTGATCCACGTGATCGCATCGCTCACCCGTTCGGCCGACACGCTGCTCGGCGACACGCAGACCCTATGAAGAACACCATCGTCACCCTCATCACGAGCAAGCGGTTCCTGATCGCGCTCGCCACCATCGTCACGAACATCGCGCTCGTGTTCGGCGTCGCGCTCGACGCCGACAAGCTCGAGACGCTGCTGCTCGCGGTGAACAGCATCGCCGCCACGCTGATCGGCGGCATCAGCCTCAGCGACTACGGCAAGGCGATCACGCTGCCTCCCGGCATCGACCACAAGGGCCGGGCCGACTCGGAGCAGTACGCAAGCCTCACCCCCGAGCAGCTCGCCGAGATGATCATCGGCGCGGCCGAGCGCATCGCGCACGAAGACGGGGGCACCGACGAGGTCGAAGAAGAAGTCCCGCCCGGCGCCAACTGAAAATATGGCCCGCACCCACGATCACGTGTCGTGATCGTGGGTGCGAGGAACCACGAACGGCGCTCCCGCCAGAGCGAACAACACCACAAGCGTCGCACCGAACGCGATGCCACCGAGTACCGATCCGCTGTCGCGCGCCCACATGAGGCACCACGCGGAGGAGTTGACGGTGACGCCCGCAAGCAGGAGCCACCACGCCCACCAAGCGACGCGATTCGGCTCGTTCACGACACGGGCCTCGGCTCTACGATCATGCCGCGCGACTTGTACGTGGAGAAGAAGCGGTCGGAGATCGCTGGGTCTTTCGTCCACAGGACGAGCATGTGGGCGTTCATTGGCTGCGGGCCGCGCACGGGCTCGCGACCGTGTTGCGGTACGTAGCACTTCACGCGCTGCTCCAGCAGAACGATCGCGTTTGCTTCGACGACGTACTGGTGGAACCACTTGCGGTCAGTGGCAGCCGGCATGAACCCGAGGACGGTGCAACCTCGCTGCGCTTCCACGCTCGCCTTCATCACCCACTTGCTGAACGGGTGCCAGGACCAGTCCGGCCGCGTCCATCCAGCGTTGCTGGCCTCGAGTTTCTCCCAGTCGGGCTCACGCTCGCCGTGCGGAGCGTTCATCACGACCGTGCCGTACTCAAGCCAGGATGCCTTCAACCCGTCGTCGTCGTCGTCGCAGCCGTACATGATGCGGTCGGCCTTGAGGAACTGATCCACGTGGCCGCATGGATCAAGACCGACGTTTCCAAGCACGGCACTGATGTGCACGCACTCCGCAGGGGGAAGAAGGTAGTCGAACTCGGGTGGGGTGTTCTTCTTGTCGCTCATGTGATCTCCACGAAGTGCTGGCAACGAGTGATGTCCGCGCCGATGCGGGCTGCTTCGATCGCGAGCATGCACACCACACTGTGCGCGCACCGATCGCACAGCGGGGCTGATGGCGTAGGGTCAAGCGTGGCGCGGTCGGCCTCGTGGCGGCGAACGAACGCGGACACGACTGGGTGCGCGTGCGGGTCAGGCACCCACGTCATGCGATGTGGACCGCCGGGCACGTTGTCGCGAACGTGATCACGCAGCGAGAGAACCGACTCGTTCTCGTCGAGCTCGGGACCATACGCCAACTGCGCCAGTACCCGGTCGGGCTCGGTAGCGATGGCAACGAGGTGGCGTTCGGCTGCGGGGTAGATGTAGACCTTCACGGCTTGCTCCTCATGGTGCGCACTGCCGTCGCGATGGCGATGGCGTCAGCCTCGTCTTCCGAGCGCGTGTTGATCCTGTAGAGCTTGTCCACGTACGCGCGCACGTCCGACTTCGTCGCGTTGCCTTTGCCCGTCGTCGCTTTCTTCCACGCGGACACTTCGATCGGCACCCACTCCACGTTCGGCATCTTCAGCGCAGCGAGCTCGAGCATCGCAAGGAAGCCACCGTAGACGTGCGCAGCCGTAGTGCCCACGTGGCGACGCACGCGCTCGTAAGCGATAACTTGTGGCTTGTACGCGCGCACGTGGTGTGTGAGGTCTTCGCTGAAGGTGGTCCAGCGATCGCCACGATCGCCGCCCTTGCGCACAGCGAGCTTCCACTGCCCACTCACGACGAGGCGCTTTCCGGTGATCACGGCGTAGCCACACTTCGTGCCGAGGTCGAGGCCGAGAATGGTCTCAGATGCCAAGGGTGCTCCGCACGGTCTCGAGCACGTTCACAGCGGTGTCGCCCACGGAGGCGCTCGACGTGTTCACGGTCGCGACCGGCGCACCAAGTCGCCGATCGCCTGCTGCCTGCAAGTACCGCTCAGCGACGCGCTCTTGGTAGCTCACGTTCTTCTCGTAGAAGTCTGCGGGCACACCGCGCCGAGCAACGCGCACCGCCGCAACGCGCACGTCTGCGTCGAGCAGCACGTATATGCTCGGCGCCTGTGAGCGCAGCGCAAGTTCCCAGACCAGCTCCGACGAGTTGTGCTCCGTCTGGTAGGCCAACGTCGAGAGCACGTAGCGATCGCACACGACCGGCACGCCACGCTCGAGCGCGGGCCGCACGACCTCCTTGAGATGCACTTCGCGGTCGGCAAGGAACGCGAACAGCAGCGCAGCGTGCGGAGGCTCGTCCGAGCGCAGCCAGTCGCGGATCACGCCGGCGAGTCGGATGTCATACGGCTCGCGCGTCAGCACGACGTGTTCGCCGGTGACCGCCGTCAGCGCATCGGCGAGCAAGCGTGCTTGCGTCGTCGTGCCACTGCCGTCGATGCCTTCAAGGACAACGAAGGGAGCGTTGTGCATGGCGTCAGCCGTTGTCGATGAAGTCCTGCGCCGTCGAACGCGCGGAGCGCAACTGCTCCAAGGCGTCGGTCGAGATGACTTCTGCCAGACGAATCGAACCAGGGTCGCGCCCCGCCTTGATCAACTCGATGATGCGGGGCACACCCGCGATCAGTGCTTGGATGATGGCGATGATCGTGGGCATCACAGACCTTTCACGGCGCGAACGTAGGGCACGAGCGTGTCCCACGCGCGCCGCACTGCGGCGGCGAGCGCGAGCCAGTCGGTCTTGGCGGCGCACGACTGCAACTCCTCGCACTCCGCAGCCGCCTTCACGGCGAGCTGCGCGGCGACGAGCGTGCTGACGGCAGCGAGCACCTTGTCCGTTTCCGACGGGCGCAGCGCACCGAGGCACTGCTCGCGCTCGCTCGGCGTGCGGAGGTTCTTCGCGCGGCACTCGGCCACGCGCGCATCGGTGGCAACCGCCCACGAC